ATCGCTAAGCTGCCGGACGCGCTGGCTGCGGAATTGCTCGGCTGGGAAATCGACGAAAACGGTGCGCTGGTCGAAACGACGGACGGCATCGCGAAGCACTTCGCCCTGATGGCTCAGGTGCAAGGCGACGCGCAGAACCGCCGCTTCGTTTACTACGATTGCCAGGTATCTCGCCCAGCAAAAGAACGTACAACCAAGACGGAGACGACGGACATCACGGGCGAAGTTCTGGCGGGTACGGCTTCGCCGGTTATCGTAGGTGGCAAGTCGTTCACACGCGCCGAGCTCGAACGTACGGCAGCCAATGCCACGGATTACGACGCGTTCTTCTCAGAAGTCTACATGCCGACGTTCAGCACGATTCCGGCGGGGGCGTAACCTATGGCACGTACCGTACACCTCGGCGGCCGGACATTCACCATCAAAGCCGGCCCGCTTTCCCTTTTCTATTTCCACGAAGAATTCGGCAGTTCAATCATGGAAGATTACGCAAGAATGTTTGCGACATCTCCGGAAGAAGCTGCTGAAAAGAGTTTTTACGAGCTGCTCGCTCAGTACGATTGGCCTTCCGCGCTGCGCTTGGCTTGGGCATTTGAAAAAACGGCCAGCTCCGACCCTGATTTCCCGATCTGGGAAGCTTGGATCGCCGCTTTCGATTACATCGACATGGGCGATAACGAATTTATTGTACAAGTTGGGGAGGAAGCAACGCGCGGTTTGTTTCGTACGCGAGATCAGGCACAAAAGCAAGAAGAACGGAAAGAATCCACCTAAGAGCCATTTTGAGACCGATCTGCTCGCACTCGCGAAGCGGGTCGGTCTTTCTTTTGATGAATTGCGCCCGTTTCGAATGGAATCCTTTTTTGATTACGTGGCCATGTATCTCGGGATTGAGGATGATGTGCCGAAAGAAGCGACGCAGGAAGACATTGACGCATTCTTTGGCGGCGGGAGGTGAGAAGGTAAATGGCAGAACGGATTCAAGGCATTAACGTCGTGATCGGTGCCGAGACCAAAGGGCTTAACGAAGCGCTGAACGACGTGAACAAAAAGAGCAAGTCCCTTGCATCTGAATTGAAAAGCGTTGAAAAACTTTTGAAATTCGACCCCACGAACGCGGAAGCACTGGCTCAAAGGCAACAAATTCTGACAGAAGCAATTGACAACACCAGTCAAAAGCTGGGCGCTTTACGATCGGCCCAAGAGCAGGTGCAAAGGAAATTCGACGAAGGCCAGATAACGGTTGAACAGTACAGAGAGTTCCAAAGGGAAGTTCAAGGCACTGAGCAGGAATTGCGCAGGCTGCAGCAGCGGATGGCTGATGTTAATCGGGAAGGTATCAAAGTCGAAATCAACGGCGAGACGCGGCAACTCGACGAGGCGCTGTCGCAGGCCGGGCAGAACGCTCGCAGCTTACAAAACGAGCTCAAGCAGGTTGATCGGCTACTGCAAGTCGACCCGGGTAATTTGGAGCTGGCCGCGCAAAAGCAAGATTTGCTTACTCGGGCGATCGGCGAGACTGAAACCAAGCTCGGCACGCTGCGAGCGGCGCAACAGCAGGTGCAGGACCAATTCAACCGTGGCGATATCAGCCCGGAACAATATCGGCGTTTTCAGCGCGAATTGATCAACACCGAACAAGAGCTCGACGGACTGCGGGGCGAACTGACGCGATTGCAGAATCCGCTCGACGAAGCCGGAGACAGCGCGGAATCGGCGGGAGAGAAGTTCAAGTCCGCGGGCAAAACGATGATGGCCGCAGGGGCCGGGATTACGGCGGGCGTTACTGCACCGCTGACGGCGCTGGCGCTGGCTGCGGGTAAGGCCGCTAAAGAAATGGCGGACTCCTCGCACAAAATCGAAGCCGCGCTCGGCGTGACCGAGAAACAGGCGGATAAATTGGCGAAGAAAGGCCGGGAAGTCTGGGAGCAAGGATTTGGCGAGGGAATCGGCGACGTGAATAACTCGTTGATTCTGGTCAAGCAGCGCATGAAGGACCTGAACGACGCCGATCTGGACAAGGTCATCAAGAATGGATACGTCATTCAGGAAGCATTCGGCCCTGAGCTCGCCGAATCGACGCGCACAATTTCGACGCTGATGAAAGGCTTCGGTGTCGATGCGGAGTATGCGACGGATATCATCACAAAGGGCTTCCAGGAAGGCGCAGACTTCTCCGGCGAATTTTTGGACTCGCTGAACGAATACACGCCGCAATTTAAAGCGATGGGTTATTCGGCCGACGAGTTCCTGAGTATCCTGATTAAAGGCGCTCAAGCCGGAGCCTTTAACCTCGATAAAGTCGGGGATGCAGTGAAGGAATTCAACATCCGGATCAAGGACGGCAGTAAGGCGACCACGGATGCTTTGGGCGCTTTGTTCGCGCCGGACGACATCAACGAATTCGGCGAAGCGCTGAAGAAAAACGGAACCAAATCGGCGCAGTATTTGGAGCTCGTGAAAAAGGCTGGCAAGGAAGTCGCTGACGTTCTGACAAAGGACTTGCAAAAAGGCGGAGCTACTGCGGACAAGGCTTTCATCGAGCTGCGGAACACGCTTTCGTCGGGCGAAACGATCCTCGACGGCATTTCTTCCGGTTCGATCAAAGGCAAGGACGCTCTTGAAGTCATCATTAAGGCGCTTAATGGCATTACGGACCCGGCTTACAAAGCGCAGCTCGGCGTCACGTTGCTCGGCACACAGTGGGAGGACTTGGAGGCTGATGTAATCTCCGCGACTCTTACGAGCGTCAAAGGGTTGGATGGCATCCGTGGTGCGACTGCCGCCGCCGCTGAAGCTTTGGAAAAAGATCTCGGTCGCCGTTGGGAATCACTCCAACGTAGCGCGCAATCCGCCTTAATGCCAATTGGCGAAATTATGCTCGACATCGCAGAGGCGTACATCCCGCCGATCGTAAACGGGGTCAACGAGGTTACTACAGCCTTCAATAGTTTGAGTCCAGCGACTCAAAAATCCATTGTGCTGGTTGGCGGGGCGGCCGCAGCCATCGGCCCGCTCGTTCTCGCGGCGGGCGGAGCGGTGACGGCGATCGGCTTCATGTCGACCGGATTCGCGGCGTTGGGGATCGCTGTCCCAACTTTCGGTGCGGCGATGGCGGCATTGACCGGACCGGTCGGTTTGGCTGTTGCTGGCATCGCGGCCCTGACCGTCGGCGGAGTCGCGCTCTATGATCACTTGCAACAGGAGTCGATCCCGGAAATTCAACGGTTTAGCAGCGTGGTCAGCGAGAGTACGCAGGCGGCCGTAGGTTCGTACATGGATCTCAACGATGAGGTGACAGCGCAGCTCAATCAACTCCGTTGGTCGCATGAGACAATCACGCAGGAAACCGCGGATTCGGTCGTAGGCAAATTCAAATCCATGGGTGATCAGATTCTCGGTGCCATGGAAGCGAACCAAATGCAGCAGTATTCGGTCTTGAGTAACTTCTTTGCTAATTCCGAAGCTTTGAGCAACCAAAAGGAGGGCGAAGCGCTACAACGCATCTTGGATAATAACGCGAAGCAACAAGCGTACATCCAAGAAGGTCAACGGAAGATTTCGGTCATCTTTCAAACCGCCGCCGAAGAACGCCGCGGCATCACGGAGTGGGAAAAGAAAGAGATCAATCGTATCCAGCAGCAGATGCTCGACCAGGCCATTCAACAACTTACGGAAAATGAGTTGGAGCAGAAAGCGATCTACGAGCGCATTCGGGTCAACGCAACAACCCTCTCGGCCCGGCAAGCGGCCGATATCGTTAAAAACAGTATTAAGCAACGCGACGAGACGATCGCCGCGGCCGAAAAGCAGGCTGACGAAGTCGTTAAGGCAGCTATTCTCCAGCGGGATGAATACGGAACGATCAGCAAGGAACAAGCCGACAAAATCATCAAAGATGCAAATCGGCAGCGCGACGAAGTTGTGAAGAAGGCCGAGCAGATGCACGCGGACGTTGTTTCTGAAGCGAAGCAGCAGGCCAAAGAGCACATCGATCAAATTGACTTCGAAACCGGGAATATTTTGACGAAATGGGAACAGTTCAAGAACGATCCAGGTTGGTCACTGCGCAGCACGGGCGAAAATGCCATGGACGGCCTCCGCGTCGGTTTGCAAAGCAAGCAGCCAGCAATCACGAAGTTTATGGGTGATTTGGGGCGTGATCTCGCTCGGACGATCAACGGAGCCTTGGGCATCAAATCTCCGTCTCGCGTACTGATGGCTACGGGTAAATTTACCGCCGAAGGCTTGGAGAAAGGCATCAAAGATAACGCCTCCAAGCCGATCAAAGCCGCTAAGGACATGGCGGACAAAGCGGCCAAGGAAGCGCAAAAAGCCGCCGACAAGCAGCGGAAGGCGGCGGAAAAGGCGCAGCGCGAGCGTGAGAAATCCGAAAAGGCAGCGACAAAGAAACAGAACGACGCTTTCAACGCCGATTACAACAGCGCAGCGTACGATTACAAAATGGGCAAGATCGACACGACGGAGTATATCGCAGCCTTGAAGAAAGTGCGCGACGGCAGTGCGAAGACAACTGCGCAAATCCAAAAGGTCAATCTTGCGATCGCAACGGCTACGAAGAATCAGGCGAAAGAGGTCGCGGCCGCGGCGAAGAAAGAATTCGACAACTCGATCGCGTACATCGAAGCAAAAAAGCAGGCTAACCAAATTTCGACGGCGCAGGAGCTGGCGCTTTATGAGAAGCTTCAGGCCAAATATAAGGTCGGTACTGCCGAGCGGACAAAGATCGACAAGCAGGTGAACGCCCTACGCGCGCAGGCCCGCAAGGCCGATTACGATAACTCGGTTTCGTGGATCAATAAGCAAAAAGAAGCGAACAACCTCTCCTTGACGCAGGAACTCGCGGCATATGAACGGCTTCAAACTCGCTATAAAGCCGGCACTGCCGAGCGGATTGCCGCAGAAAAAGCGGCAGCTACCGTACGGCAGCAGATCAACACTGAAATCCAAAACGCCAACAATGAATTGCTGGCGAGTTCGAAGCAGATCAATGACCAATTGATCGCCGAAGAAAAACGCTTGAACGACGCATATCAGGCATCTGTCGACCAACGGACCGCAGCCATCACCGGATTTAAAGGAATTTTCGATGCGATTGCCGAGGAATCGGAAGTCGCCGGCGCGGATCTACTTAAAAACCTTGAAGATCAGGTGAATTACGTTGGCGAATGGGCTTCGGACCTGCAAAAGTTGACCGCACGCGGTGTGGACGACGGGCTATTGGCGTCTTTGCGACAGCTTGGTCCGAATGCGGCGCCTGAAATTGCCGCCCTGGTCACGCTGACCGACGCCGAATTGACGAAGTACACGGAACTTTGGCGAATGAAGAATGAGCAGGCCCGTACGATCGCGACGGCCGAGCTCAAGGGATTGCGTGAGGATACGGATGTCGAAATCAAGCAGTTGCGCGAAAACGCATTGAAAGAGCTCGATACGCTTGAAGCTGCGTTCGAAGAGAAAACCAAAGCTCTACGGACCGGGGCTACCGGAGAATTCAACGCTATGAAGTCGACGCTACCGGAAATCGGTAAGCAGGCGATTCAGGGGCTAATCGACGGTATGTCCTCTATGCAGGGTGGAGTAGCTGATAAAGCCCGGGAAATTGCCCAAAGCGCGGCTCAGGCGATGCGTAAAGCGTTGGACATCCACTCGCCAAGCCGAGAAACGAAGTGGATTGGTCAAATGGTGGGCGCGGGACTGGCGGCGGGTATCGCTGGTTCGGTTCGAGACGTCGAAGCGCGAGCTGCCGATATGGCGGCGCGTACAACGGCGGCTTTGTCGCGCATCAACGGACCTTCTTCGGCGGCGCAGGCAAGCGCAGGAAGCGGAGTTGCAACGGGCGGCACGGTGGCCGGCGGTGTGCAGATCAGTATTAGCTTCCCGGGAGCGATCACCGTCCGTAACGACCGGGATCTCGATACTATTTCGCAGCGACTCGGCAGCAATGTTGTCGATGCTATGCGTGCGGCGGGGGTGGTGCCTGGATGAACAGATTAATTCAAGTCGTCCAAACGATCGATGGAATCAGCCCGGCCGAACTCGGCATGATGACGCTGCGCGAGTCCGAGCGTCCAATCCTGCCGCCTACGGTCGACCGGATAACGGCGTTGGCGTTGAGGCACGGAGCGCTCGACTTTGGGGCGGACATGGGGCCGCGTCCGCTGACGCTTGCAGCCGCATTCGCGGAACAAGAGACTTATGCACTCCAAGCGCGTATCGAGCAGCTCGCGAACTTCCTGCTGGATCGGTACGGCCGACCGCGAGACATGGCGCTTGTGTTCGTGGCGAACCCAAGCAGGCAAATTACGGTCCGCTATTCCGGATCGCTGGATATTGAACGAGTCGTCGGAATTGGCACATTTACGCTGCCATTTACCGCTTTCGACCCATTCTTCTATTCCGCTCAGGATCAGATTTCCGAGCAGACACTTACAGCTTCCGGCGCATCTATCGTCGTGGAATCATCCGGGAACGTGCAGACACACGGAGAAATCCGCATCCGCAACGTCGGATCGACAACAATCAATCGTTTCACCATCAGTAATGAATACGAGCTTGATTAAGGAAGGGGCGAAATCATGGCAAACGACGTTTTGAACAAATCAGATTATTGGAAAAAGAAATGCCTCGACGTGATCTTGCGAGGGCAAGCTTTCACGCCGCCGGCGAAAGTTTATCTCGCTCTTTATACAAGCAATCCTACGGCAGCCGACACCGGCACGGAAGTTGCTGGGGGCGGATACGCTCGACGCGAAATTGCGTTCAGTGCAGCGGTTACGGTTCCGGCTGTGGTCGGAGGATCAACAGTTGGGACCGAAGGAACTGTCTCCAACTCGGTTGCGATTGAATTTCCTCAAGCGACAGCGGATTGGGGCTTGATTTCGCATGTCGGTATTCGGGACGCGGCGACCGGGGGCAATTTGCTTTACTTCGGACCAAATACCAAGCCACGGACAGCCTATGAGGCCGACGTAATCAAATTTAATATTGGCGACCTCAAAGTCTTCGAAGGGTAGGTGAACGGCGTGGTTCAAAAGAAAATGTATCCCGGCGTCGTGAACTCCCCTGCTACGGAGTTGGCGGCAGATATTACGGCAGCGCAGACGACGATTGCGGTGTTGAGCGTGGCGGGGCTGCTGGCGGCAGAGGGTATTGCAACGATCGGCAGCGGCGATAATGCCGAGACCATTACGTATACCTCGGTTTCTGGTACGACGCTGCAAGGCTGCGTGCGCGGATTTCAAGGTCCGGCGCGTGCATGGGGTGTTGGAGCGCGTGTAGCGCGTAATTTCACAGCTTACGATCACGACACGGCCCAGCAAAACATCGAGGATTTGCAGCAGCAGATCGACGAAATTGAAATCCCGGCCGCAACGGATGAAGTGGCCGGGATTATCCGGACCAACAGTGCGACGGACAGCGATGCGACGGATGAGGCGGCGACACCCTTGGCGGTTAAAACCGTCATGGAAGCGGCTACGGAAGCGGCAGAAAGAGCAGACGCGGCTTTTACATCAGCCAGTGAGGGCAAAGCCCGAGTGTCCGGCGCAATCACTGGCGCTAAAGGTACGGTTCAAGTGGCCGATCCGACGATCGGACCCACTTTCGCGGAACTGGAAACGGGCATCGGAACAATCCTTGCAGGATCGACCGCAGATGCAAACGCCGCGGCGGCGGATATTCGTCTCAACAAAACTGCTTATAAAGACGGACAAAAACTTGTAGGTACCTTCGCGGGCGTAGATACATCAGATGCTACAGCAACGGCTGATGATATTCTTTCCGGCAAAGTTTCATATTCAAAAGGCCAAAGACTTGTGGGGCTGGCGGAAGGGTTGCCAGATTTTATCATGACGCCCGGTACAGATGCAATGTATAAAAAAAACTATATCTACGATAGAGGCACTGCATATGCAACAGTGTTGAAGCTGCAAATATCTTTGAGCGGCACGCTGAGATTTACAGGTGCCGTGACTGCAAACTCTAACCAATACGTGAACGTGCGAGTTTATAATCCAAGAACGAATTATTATAGTCCAGACGCAGGCGGATTAACGAGCGCATCGAACCCTATAGCCTTCACTCAAGATATTTCGGTCGAGGCTGGCGACATCCTCCACATACAGATGAAATGTAGCTATTCAGGACAAGGAATTATTAAAGACCTTCAGATCAAAACGGTATTGCCCAATCTGAGCTATGTAAAGGAGGTCTAACTAATGCTGGTGATTAGTTATACGCCTGGAGAAGAAGAAGAAATTGTTAGAGAAAAAACGAACGCGGGCTATATGCTAGTTGAAGTTCAGAACATTTTGCAAGGAAACTTCCTTTGTTTCCGCGAGCCTGGCTGGCTTCCGCCAGCGGAAGTCGTATCGCTCACGGAGCAGATCGCCATACTGAAGGAATCGGATCTCACAAACAAAGAAATGATCAACGGTCTGGGCAATATGATCGCAGCGATGCTTGGAAGCTGACATGAAGTCTCAAATTTATATGGCCGTATTCCGGATCGGGATTTGGCTCGCAACGAAAGGGGGTGAAAAAGTCATGCCTGAATCATTGAGAATCATGCTCGCGGCAAACGCGGTGTACTTGATCATGGCTGGAAGGCTCTCCATTGAAAACGTGTCTCCAGCATTCCGGGACTTGGTAGACGAAATGCTGGCTGCGCCAGAACCAAAATAAACCGCTCCGAAGCCGGATGCGGTTTTTGTTTTGCCCTCGGAGCGATCCGAGGGTTCCCATATTGAATAGAGAGGAGGCGTCACATGTTCGGAGGCGCATTTAACCAAACTCCTTTTAACATACAAAGCGGCGGTTCGAACATCGTTGAATTCGCCGCTGATTTGCGTGGATCGGCACGAATTGAATCCGAAGCGAAGATCATTGCGTCCGGGGCATCCGGCATGCACGGAGCTGCTCGTACGGAATCGAAATATGCGATGTACATTACCGCTGCACCCGTCAGCCTTCGCGGTGCCGCTCGCGTACAGTCCGCTTATTTGCGGTACATCAACGCGACTGCTGCCATCCACGGAGCTGCCCACGTCACTTCCGACCCGCGTCGCTTCCGTCGTGAAACAATCACCTTTGACGGTTCATTCCCGCCGGGCAGCGAGGTTGTTATCGACCTTAAACGCCTGATCGTTACACAAGACCGGGTCAATGCGCTCCGGCGCGTTACGGGCGATCTGCGACTGCTGCGGATCATGCCAGGACCGAATAATATCCGCTATACCGATACATCCGGAAGCCGGCAGGTGCGCATCCGCATTACGCATAAAGACCGGTTCAAATGATAGGAGGGACAGGGCTTGATTAACATCCGAGACCCGGCAGGCGGGCTGCTCGCGATCCTCGAAGACTACGACAGCGACGAAGTGTCGGAGGAACTCAACGGGGCGTATACACTCAAATTTACGGCGTTTATCGACGACTCTGGCAAAGCGGACTACATCGTTGACGGCAATTTCGCCGAGGTCGCCGGGCAATCTTTTGCGATTACGCATCACGTTCGCACGCGCGGAACAGATGGTGTTCTGGTTGTTGCGGCGGAGTGCGAGCATATCAGTTATTCGCTCAATAATTTCACCTTCGATGAAGGCTTTGTACAAGCCGGGCAACCGCGTTCGCTTATGGTCCTCGCCCTTGCCGGTTCGGGGTTTACGGTCGGTACGGTCGATGTGACCAACTATGTATCGATCGACGCTGCCGAAGAGGGCGTGACGGCGCGTTCGCTGCTGCTGGAGATCGCCAGTCAATCAGGCGGGGATTTGGTTTTCAACAATAAAGTCGTTTCGCTCCTGCGCGACCGCGGGGCTGATCGTGGCGTTGAGTTCCGCGTCGGTAAGAACCTTGTCGGATTGACCAAAGACGTCGATGTGCGCAGCGGCATGCGCGTCGTCTCATACGCCTGTGACGTGCTGGAGTTGTCGCAGATCAAGGAATACGGCGAACTGGAAAGCTATAGGCTCGGAGACACCGTTCGCGTCCTGGATGACGAGTTAGGCGTCGATCAGTTGCAACGGGTCGTCAAATACGCGTACAGTCCGCGACAAAAGGCGATCAGCAAGGTCGAAATCAGCAATGTTCTGGCCGGGCTGGAAGATCGGGTGACGCAGATCCGGACGAGCGCTGTGTTCAAGGGCAAGGTTTACAACGGGACTAGTATCAGCCCCGAAGACGGATTTGTCGCCGAAAGATCGGACCGGATGGCGCGCGCGATTTTCAATGCGACCGACGGCATCCGATTGCAGTCCGGACAGGGCAACGGCAGCTATTCGGACGCGATCTATTTCGACTTCAGCGGCAACGCCGTTTTCTCCGGCAAAGTAACCGGCTCCGAGTTCATCGGCGGCACAATTACGATCGGATCCGGCAACAATGTTTTCCGAGCAAATTATCAAGGGATATGGGCGGGTTCGATCGATATGATCGGCGCGCCTTTTTCGGTTGATATGCAAGGATACGCAAAGCTGTATGGAGCTGAGTTTTCAGGTGACATTATCGGATCAACAATCACCGGCGGTATCGTAACGGGCGCGACAGTCCGGACAGCGGCGTTTGGCCGTCGGATCGAACTTACCAGCGGCGGATTTATGGCTTACGACGATTACGGACTCGTGCGGCTGCGCATCGGCACAAACTCCAATAACAGCGTTGCGGCAATTGTGTTTACGGACGCGGTCGGTCGGTCAGCGGGCGAAATCAACTCGTATCAGTCAACCGGACTCTCGATTTATTCTGACGATCGAATATTCATCGGCAGCAACAACACAGCGACGCCGATCGAGTTACGCGGACGCGTGCGGCTCGGGAATATCGAAGATTTATATCAGTACCTTATAAGCAAACTCGGTCAGCCGTGACCGGAGAGGAGGGCACATGGCACACGTAAAAACGATGCTTCAATGCTTGATTGATCCGGCTGATCCGGTACGCGAGATCAACGGAGTAGTCACTGCGATTCTCGAATCGTACCCGATCAAAGAACAGGACAAAATATTGTCTAGTGTTGAAAAGACGATCCAGCAAGCCCGTTCTGATATTTCAGCCAAAGCGGCAGCCGAAGCAGAAGCTAAAGAAGTCAAAGCCTAATTACAGATAAAAGGGGATACCGTATGACGAACGAGGGGGAAAATCAGCAAGGAGGGAGTTCGGATGTAATGCCGATGCAACGCCTGGAAGAAGTGGAGAAAGGGCTCAGTGGACTGGCGAGCGAATTCGCGCGTCAAGCTGCGGAGTCAGTCGCGGCGACGCGCCGGATCGATGCGTTGGAGGCAGCGGACGAGCGGCACGAGCAAAGCATTCAGCAAATGAAGGAATCCACGCAAAAAATGGAACTCATCTTTAATCGGATTACCCAGCAGCTCGATAATCAGGATATGAAATTGTTCCAATTGCTCCAGCAAGGGCAAAAAGAAGGATCGAGCGAGCGGACGGCGATGGCGAAAGAGCGGACGGCGATCCTCAAGGAATTCCTGAAATTCTCGACGTACATCATCGGCGGCACGGTCGTCTTCATTCTCGGTCAGCTATTCCTTAAATAGAAAGGAGAGTCTTGATGAGCTATCAAATCATCCAAAAAGGGAATCATTACACGAACAGTAGTAGTCGCGACGCTCATAAGCCGATCGTTATTGTCGACCATATCAGCGCGGGCAGCATGGGTTCAATGGATAGCTGGTTCACGTCTTCCGGCAACAAAGTCAGTTCGGCGCATTTCGGTGTGGCAAAGGACGGCCGTATTCATCAATACGTGCCGATTGAGCGCATGGCTTGGACACAGGGTCTTACAGCGGATCGTATCCCGTTCGCTACTGCTTCAATCATCCGGGAGCATTACGGCGTGAATCCGAACAAATATTGTATCGGCATTGAACACGAAGGCAACGACGGGGATTTGACGGAAGCGCAGTTCGCGGCGACCGTATGGCTGCACAAATACATCCAGTCCGAAGTCCTTCGTATTTACGGTCACAAAATCGAGTTGAGCCCGCGCTATGTGATCGGTCATTTTCAAGTCGATCCGAAGCGAAAGCCGAATTGTCCGGGGCCGAAGTTCCCGTGGGCGCGGCTATACGCAGATCTGGCGAAGTCCTTCGCCGTTGCCGAGCCGGCGGTTCCTGCGCCTGCGGCAACTCAAGCTCCGCCGAAAGCGGTTCAGCTTACTGTCAATGGCTCCGCGATCCGCACGCCGGAGACTGGCCGTATTTTCGACGATAGCCAGGTGTACGGCGCGCTGGCCGTTATGGGCGGAATCTTCGGCGTTCCGATCCGCTGGGACAATGACAAAAAACAAGCATTCTTCAATGGAAAGCTGATTTCATCGGCGCGGATCTACAACGGGCGGACTTATATCCCGGTTCGGACAATCGCCGAAGCCTACGGGGCGAAAGTAAAATGGGACGGTAGCGGTCCGGTCGTCGATATCATCAAGGGGGTGAAGTGAATATGGAAATTTTCCAAAGTGTACTGCCTTTTGCTACGGCGCTGGCTGTTATCGTTACGGCGGTTGTTCAGCTCGTTAAGACTACCGTCAACATTCCGAAAAATTACGTTCCGCTGATTGGGTTAGGGCTCGGGCTGCTCCTTGGTTGGGCAGCGTTCTCTTTCACGGATTTGGATGTTGTGCGAAGGGTATGGGGCGGCGGTATCGCAGGTTTGATGGCTACTGGCCTATTTGAACTCGTGCACCAACGCCCAGGGACTACAAAAGACAGATAGACAGTGAAAGGATATTATGGTATTCTATCATCAAATCCGAAAGCATCGGTAAAAGCGCCCGTCCAGACTCCGGTCTGCGACGGGCGCTTTTTGTGTTATCATAGGAACGGGTGATCGTGTGGATACGACAGATAAATTATATAAGGTACTTTGGAGTTCGATCGAAATGCATGGACGGGTTCCGACGCTGCGGGAATTACAGGCGCGGACCGGACGGGATGTACCGGCGCTGCGTGAGGCACTGAAGGAGCTGCATGCGGAAGGGTTGGTCGAATGGTCGCCAGGTGGCGGGATCGAGACGATCCGGTTGACTAAGAAAGAAAAGAAGGAAGATTCTCGCCTGAATGAGATAAATGACGATGGCGTCGGTCTACGGTATTTTACTGAACATTAA